ACAGCATAGCACCGTGACTATCCCTTCCAGATCCCGCATTGCCATACCCATGCGTATCGCCAATCAAAACGTATCGGAAGGATACGTACCGCGAATACATGTCTGCGACAACGTATACTTAGGTAACGCGTTAGTTGCGAATCGTAATGGCAGAGCATTCATTGGCGCAGTAAACACAGGCGAGGTCGATAGAGAAATCGAGATTCCGATGGTGCGACTCGAAGAAGTCGAGACCATTTCTGCTCGTCGCCCGAACGACGCGCCAGCCATCGAAAAAAACAATCCGGTCCCGAAGCCCGGAAATTCCGACGGTGAAACTCGTAAACATATGTCCCGAGTAGCCTCCATCTCAACAAAAAACGTATCCGGACAGGAACGTGCCTGTCGAATAGAATCGCTTTTGCGTCTCAACCATTTAAACGACGAAGAAAAATCGCATGTAAGCAGACTTATAAAAGAATATAGCGATCTCTTTCAATTATCCGACGACGTACTCGGATATACCAATGCAATGCAGCATAAAATAAATACCACTGATCCTCGTCCTGTACATACGAAACAGTACAGATATCCTCCCATCCACAAGGAAGAAATAAATAAACAGACAAAATCACTCCTAGACAATGACATCATTTGTCCCTCTGATTCCCCGTATAATTCACCTCTCTGGATCGTCCCCAAAAAACCCGATTCTAAAGGAAATAAGCGGTGGCGAATGGTCATCGACTACCGCGCTCTAAACGAGAAAACAATCGGAGATGCGTACCCGCTCCCGAATATCACCGAAATACTTGATCAACTCGGAAGCGCCAAGTATTTCAGCGTATTTGACTTAGCCTCAGGCTTCCACCAAATACCGATGCACGAGTCTGACGCGCCAAAGACAGCCTTTTCAACACCATATGGGCACTATCATTTCAAACGCATGCCGTTTGGATTAAAAAACGCCCCGGCGACGTTCCAGAGACTCATGGATCAGGTACTCTCAGGCCTGCAAGGAACAGAATTGTTCGTATATTTAGATGATATAGTATTGTATGCGAGCTCACTGCGAGAGCACGAAATTAAATTTAATAAACTAGCGGAAAGATTGCGAAAGGCGAACTTGCGATTACAACCCGACAAATGCGAGTTCCTGCGTAAAGAGGTTAACTATTTGGGCCATGTGATCGGAAAGGACGGCGTCAGGCCAGACCCAAAAAAAATAGAAGCGATCGAAAACTTTCCGAGACCTCGAAACCCGAAAACTATTAAACAATTCTTGGGTCTCGCTGGCTATTACCGACGCTTCCTGCCCGATTTCTCTAAAACAGCTCGTCCTTTAACAAACTTACTTAAGAAAGACATCGAATTTGAATGGACAGATACACAGGAACTGGCATTTTCATCACTTAAAAACTCGTTATGTTCAGAACCGCTTCTGCAATATCCCGACTTTACTCAACCGTTCTTAGTGACCACGGACGCCTCTAATTACGCCATCGGAGGCATTCTTAGCCAAGGAGAGATAGGAAAAGATCGTCCTATCGCGTACACATCACGACTTTTAAACGCGGCAGAACAAAATTATTCAACGATTGAAAAGGAATTACTGGCGATAGTATATAGTGTAAACCATTTCCGACCGTATTTATATGGGCATAAGTTCAATCTCATAACCGATCACAGACCCTTAGTATGGCTAGAATCAGTAAAAGATCCCACTTCGAGATTAGTGCGTTGGAGACTTAAACTCGCCGAATACGAATATAAAATAGTTTACAAAGCAGGGAAAATAAACCTAAACGCCGACGCACTCTCGAGAAACCCGGCAACTCCGAACCTTCCAAGCGAAATTATCTCGAAGGACGAGATACATAGCCGACATGAGCCTTTGTTTCCCCTCACGCATAATAAAAACTCAGCCTCTTATCCCGACCCAGAACCAACTCCGACTCTACTCACAAAAAATATTTCCGCTCAAGACCTGCATAGCCCCTCGAAATCCATACTTCCTATTACGCATGATGAAATAATATATGACACGAACACCGAAATAGAGGATAGTAGCGAAGATAGCGACGCTCCCCCACTCGACGCTCCCAACATCCCTCATCAACGTTTTAAAGTACGCGAGATATCTGACAGTTTTACCACGAGGAAAGACAACCTCGTGATCTTCACCACACGACAAGGCGAACCTTGCGACCTAGGGGCGCGCATGCTCGCGGAAGAGGAAAGATTACCGAAAATCAAGGACGGAATCCTCGGGCGCGCGAAGTTGATTAGCGACAAGAACCGATACATAATCGCACTAATAATCGAGAAATGCGCATCCGAACAAACGAATAAACAAATAATGATCGAGGCGCTCTCATCATTACTAAATGTAACTACCGAACTCAAACTAGCATCAGTGTCGATATGCAAAGGCGATATCGAGTCAACACCATGGCTAAAAATCAGAGACATTTTAGACGATACCTTCCGAAATCACGACACCAAAATTCTAATATGTACTAATCGCATCACAGTCCCCCCACTCGACGACCGACCGCGCATACTGAAAGAGTACCACGACGCCGCGATAGGCGGACACAAGGGTGTGACAAAGACGTATCTACGAATCAAAACACGATACCATTGGCCAAACATGAAAACTGACATACAAGCATACATACAGAACTGTAGGAATTGTCAACTAAAGAAATTAGTACGCGTAAAGACTCGACAGCCGATGATCATAACAGACACCCCAAGCGCCGCATTCGACAAGATCTCTATGGATATCATGGGCCCGCTACCTGAAACGCGAGCAGGCAGCACATACATTCTAACAATACAAGACCTCCTAACTAAATACTCCCTCGCGCTGCCGCTAAAACAAACAACGGCCATAGACATAGCCAATGCGTTCGTCGACCATTTCATATGTATCTATGGCGCCCCTAAGGCTATTCTCACCGACCAAGGGTCAAACTTCTTAAGCAGCCTTATGCGTGCCATAGCCCGGAAATTCAGAATATCACAAATAAAAACCACCGCCTACCACCCCCAATCAAACGGCTCCATTGAAAGAAGCCACCATGTACTTTGGGAATATCTCAAACAATATGTCGACAAAAATCGAGAGTGGGATGAACATCTGAGGTTAGCGGCATTCTCTTATAATACGAGCGTTCACGAGAGCACGAAATTTACGCCGCATGAGTTGGTATTCGGGAAATCCGCCAGAATCCCAACTAGCGACCCGGTCCTACCAAGCGACCTAAGTGAAACATACATTAATTACCTAACTTCACTGTTCAACCGGCTCCGAGATTCCCAAGAACTGGCTAACGAAAATCTAAACCGTGCGAAACAAAAAGCGAAAACTTATTACGATAAAAGGACTAATCCTAGAGCATTTAAGTGCGGCGACCAAGTTTATCTATTAAAGGAACCCGTAAAAGGGAAATTTGCGGATCAGTATACAGGGCCACATGAGGTCCTGGAAATTCTAGATAATAATAATATTAAGATAGCTATAGGTAAAGATAGAACACGAACGGTACACGGAAATAAGCTAAAGAAACTGCGTTACATCGGAGAACGAGGAGCGCATCTGCCAGACGACTCTCCCCACCCCGGACCCAGCGGGCACGCCTAAAACAGCCGACGCACCAGTTCAGCACCTGGCGCGCTTCAAGATGGACCGATCAACAATCACCCTCTTCTTCACGATTCTGCTCTTTATCAATTTTACAAATGGGCTAATAGGCTACGATTGCGGAGGATATGGCCTCAACATCACCTCTTTATCACTCCTGGACATCGGGAACTGCGACGTGGAGGACATCGAACCCGTCACGCAGAACGCCTACGTCCAACTATTGCAACTTTCGGACTTCGACAAAACCCAGGTGATCCAGTGTAAGGTCGAAGTCGACCGCACCATATATTACTGCGGCATGCACTCGCATGTGTCCATAGTCCACAACGGAAGAAGAGTTTACCTGCACGAAGTGACAGCCAGTAACTGCAGAAGGATCCACGAGACCGGAACAATCGACCTAGGAGGCAGAGAGAGCTACATCACAGGCTTGAAATCGAACAGCACAACCACCCGGAGCATCACCCTTGCTGGATCCACCTCAATGGATGGACGATGCACCGGCACTCAATTCAACGACCCCTACGGAACGTGGGATAATGTGGTCGTGCAGGCGTCGATCAAAATAACATTACGCAATTTCGAGGCTCCCATACGCCGCAGCTCCGACGAAATAATTCTGCCCTCAGGATTACACTGCAAGATCGCATCCGGACAGTGCCTGGACACAGATGGAGGAGAAACGTTCTGGTCTACCATACCACCCGACAGCTGCCACTTCAGCCACTACGACATCCTGTACGAAGGCCAGGCAAATAAACTAACTCCTAGGGCCAACCAAACATCGCCCACTGTCTACACGGTTACCACAAGGGAGACCACCTTCGCCCTCACCAAGACAGCCGAGATCAGCCTGTGTGGCTACACGCTGGTGCAAACCGAGCACCCCAAACTCTTCATCCTAGAGACGCAACGTGGTCACACCTTTAAGGTGCGATCAAGGATCTCCGTAAACAATCTGGACATTTTCGCTTACGTCAACTCCAAGTTCGTCTACGTCGAGAAACATATCAAGACGCAGCTGACACACCTGTACAGAGACATCATGGAGCAAAAGTGCGCACTGGAGAAGCAGATCCTCCAGAACGCGCTCACGTTGTCCAGCATCGCCCCCGACGAGATGGCCTATAGAATCATGAAGACACCTGGATACACTGCCGTGGCGGCCGGAGAAGTTATACATCTCATCAAGTGCGTTCCTGTCGAATGCAGAGTTCGACAAACCGAGGGATGTTTCGCTGAGCTACCAGTGACCCACAACAACAAGACAGCATTTCTCTTACCAGGCTCCAGAATACTTACGCAGACCGGAACACCGAGGGATTGCAGCGAACTACTTCCAGCCATGTACAAAATTCACGGAACATGGTTTCGTCTCATGCCACGCCCGGTGGAATCATCGCCTCCACCCACCATTCAACCGCTAACCAGACCAGCCTGGAAGTATGTTAGCCCAGCAGCACTCGCAACCAGCGGCATATACTCTGACGAAGACCTAGACCGCCTCCGGAATCACATAATGTTCCCGGTGGAACGACCACAAATGCTGAACACGCTAGCACGAGGAGCAATGGGTCAGAACATACCAGCAGGAAGCATCTCAATGCTAAATCTCCTCGACGAAAAATCATTGGAAAGAATCGCCGAAAGCGCGGGAGCACGCCTCTGGAAAGGATTCATGACCTTTGGATCCGCAAGCGCAGGGGTCCTGGCAATCTTTCTCTTACTCCGATTAATCAAATTAATCGTGGACACCATCATTCATGGGTACGCACTCCACTCAGTGTACGGCTGGAGCCTACACCTAATCGGAGCAGTCTGGAGCTCCGTCACCCACCTTCTGCTACACCTGGCCGGGACCACTACAAGGAAACTCCCATCAGCACATCAAGAAACAGAAACCCTCATCCCCTTGGCAGAAATCTCCTCGGAGACCCGCTCAACATCAGAAGATCGACCGTCCCCTCCCTCCGCTCCGGCAAGAAACGTAAGTGAGAATCAAAATCCGGTGTACTATAAAGAACTCCGTGCCTTGCTAAACTCTAAAGAATAGTTGATAAGAATGTAAAACTAATCTAAGAAGAAATATGTAAGATTAATAGCGATAAGATAGCATAAGTACTACCCAGTAAAATGTTGGACGCGGTCCAACATTTTACCCTAGGGGGGGAGGTGTCACGTCCGCAAGCGCACGATATACACATTTACAATAACGTTATTTTTCTATTTCCTATTACGCAATACCCATAAGGATATCTAACATAAAGCCTCTCTAAATTTTTTCTATGTCACGTACGAAGACCTAACATATCCGGAGTTTCACTTTTATAACTTCCTCTCAAATTGCCTAAACTTTTTGCCGTTGTTTTTGCTGCTGGTGAAATCGTGCGAGCGATAGAAAGCGCCTTGCTGACGCCTCACCCCTATTGGCCCGTCCGGCGCCCGAGCGACGCGCCGGCCGAGCGGGCGACGAATCAGAAAACGAGACGAAGGAGTGGGAGAACTTTCCCTTCAGCCGAGTTCCTCGCAGGCGCGCGAAGGCTCGCTCTCTTGGCGTCCACCTTTTGAACGAGCAACAGCTCTTGGCATCTACCCTTCGAACGAGTAACATCTTCTATTTCTTGTTAAAGCAACACTTCAATTTCCTTTGTTCAAAATCATTTCTAAATCGCGAAGTGCAAGTTCCATTCTTAGTTCTAAGTCGCATCTCAATCTTAAGTAATATAACTAAATCCTAATTACTAAATCGTAAGTGAATTTGTATTAGTAAATTAAATATACAATTTATACATTCGTAATTCAGAAACGTTATAATTCTTTAAACTCGATCCTTTCCAATTATCTTTGAGAATTTATTGTTTAACCAATCGCGAGTGCAAGTGAACCATCCATCTCGCAACGACGCTGCCCAATCAACGTGATCCCGTCCTAGGGAGAAGCAAGACGACGACCAGGGACGACCAATCCGATCAGCCCGGTAATCAGACACCAGAAAAGGTAGGAAACTTAATTTTCATCATCGCACCTTCGACATCCTACGGTTATGTGTCCGCCTTTCCGACTGCACCCTATTAACCCATCTAGCCGTTTTTCGATTTACCGTTGTTGGATAAACACTGCCCGCTGCGCAGTTAGTCTGTTCTTTGAACATCGCGAAACTAAAGTAATCAAGTGCCCCGAGTGCCGTAGCGCCGAAGGACCGGGAACCAGAGCCAATTACTCCGTGGTCCTGCGCCACTACTTACACTTCGGATTTCGAGACGGTTTCGAAAAGTGCTCCGTGTGCCGCGTTCAATTGGCCTCAACGGGCGACATTTTCACGTGCCCCGTTTGTCAAGAAGAGCGGACGCAATTCCTCGATTACTTGTCCAGACGAGGGCTTCACCCGTGGACAGAGATTGAGCCAACTATAGTTGCTATTTCCACTACGCGTGACTAATTACCTGGGGTACGAAAGGTTAAGCTACGTATCGCATTGCGCGAATAAAATTTTGCGAGCCCAGCCTTAAGCTGAGAAGCCGCCGCGAGAGCAGACCTCTCTTAACACACAATTGTCCGCGGAGCAGAAGCTAGGGAGTTAGCCGAGCCCGCCGGACGTAACATCAACTGGTGACAGCGGTGGGATACGTAGTAAACCGCGATGGATACCCGTTCCCGCACTACAAAGCTCACAGAGGACGAGCTCGAGCAATACCGTTTAAGCGTAGCCAACAAGGACGCGCGCGTTCAAAACGAGGCCAAGGCTGTGGAGAAACAGCTCGCCAAGCTCGACAAAGAGCGCGCCGAATTCGCGAAACGTGTCGCGGAATTTGAAGAAAAAACATCTTCGGGTCAAGATGGCAAACCAAATCACGACCAAAGCGAGGTCTTCGCATCTTTTAAGAGTGAGATACTGCATGAGTTCAGGGACATACTTCGTCGCGAGGTAGATAAAATCCGCACTTCCCCCGCGCCTTCACCTGAAGCACAACGAACGTACGAAAGAGAGCCGGCGCCTTACTCTGGAGAAGCTCTACCAGAATCACCTCAACCTCCGCGAATCTCATTCCGCGAAGTCACGGAAATCGTTCCATCATTCAATGGGTACAACATTCCCCTTTCCCAATTTATCCGCGCATGTCGCCGAGCCAGGGAAATGGTACCCGCTTCCGCAGAGACAAGCCTCACCAAGGTCTTAATTAGTAAATTGCGCGGATTCGCCTACTACGCGGTAGAGGACGAACCTTGCGAGACGGTGTCTCAACTCGCTGACTTACTGAATGGAGCGTTTGGCCCCCCCAGGGACATCGACCAATGTCGCGGCGACTTAGCCAACATATTCCGAAAAGGCGGGGAGCACATGCTCGAATATATTAGTCGCGCAAAATCCCTAAGGAACGACGCCCTCGACGCCGAGCGAAGATCGCGAGGGAGGCTAGATCATCGAACCACTGCCGAGATAGATTCTCTAACTACCAAGGCCTTCTGCCGCGGTCTCGGCCTGGAATATCGCCTCCAGATGAGACCCGAACAATTCGCGAGCCCCTTCGACGCTTTCGCCGAGGCAAAAATCCTTGCGGGAAGAGAGGAATTAGATCGGTCGAGAGTTAGCAATAATAACCGACGCGACAATACCTTCCCCGCGCCTCCTCCTCTAGCTCACTCGACTCCGGAACGCAACCGAGCGTCCCCCAGAGCCCAGCCTGTGGCACAACATAGATATTATTCCCCTACGAACGACTTCGATAATCCACGACGCACGGGCTATTCCCGCGAAATCAACACTCGTTCCTCCGATAATTATAGGAACTACGACAGTCGAAATGTTAGAGATAACGTGAACTACCGCAGCGATAATCGACCAAAATGGTGCCGGTATTGTAAAAACGCGGGTCACGAGATTGAAGAATGTCGTAAACGCGAATTCAATAACTCTCATCCGCGACAGGGAAACGCTGGAAACCCCTCGAGAATGACGGACGAACCTCGAGCGGGAAGATCACAGGATCGAAGTCGTCCGATAAACGCGATCGAGACTCAGCCAATCAGCGAAGCGAACGACGAATCGCAATCTTAAACCCTAACGACTTCTCACACGCGCCCACCGTTACCATCTTTGCTAACGGCTTCCTCCGAGATACTAAATTCATGATCGATACGGGCGCTGCGCCAAATCTAATAAAGAAAAATTGTCTACACCCCGAAATACAAGTCCGAAAAGACCGATCGATTCTCCTTAGCGGAATAACCGACGGTAACATCGAGACACTCGGGTCCGTCAGCGTAAAGTATATGGGACATTCCGTCACGCTACAGGTCGTGAAAGACGATTTCCCGATATCGCAAGAAGGCATCTTAGGATCGGACTTCTTGCGCAACGCGACAAAAATAGACTTTGTAGAAAAATCAATTCTTTGGCATAACACGATAATTCCCTTCTCACAGCATAGCACCGTGACTATCCCTTCCAGATCCCGCATTGCCATACCCATGCGTATCGCCAATCAAAACGTATCGGAAGGATACGTACCGCGAATACA